GCTTTCGCGCAAATGTATAAAATTGTCGAGGCATGGTTCTGGGGAATACATTGGAGATTCAAAGGCAAGAGAGAGTTTGAAGCTAAATACACAATTAAAGACATGAGGAACAAATAATGGGAAAGCACCACGATAAAGTATTAGAAGCCCTAGAAGTACGCAAAAAGAACGTGCCTAGCGGAAGTGGTTACAACACTCCAGGTTCTATGAACAAGAAAAAGACAGGTTACGTTAGTAAGGGTAAGAAACGATAGTGGCTAATAAACACATTACTAACCCCTGCTCAATGAGCAGTAAAGAGCCCCCGTTAGAAACGGAGACTCCATACTATCGGCTACCCAATGAGCATACTGTTAGGTTAGTATGCCCAGAGTGTAGTAACCTAGTTTCATTAAATAAAGGCAACGGAAAGTTACGCAGTCATTCCATTAACAATTAGAGATAAATTAAAATAGGTCAAGCACTAGCCCCCCTCTCCTAGAAATAGACAGGGGGGCTTTTGCTATTCAGTTATTATTTTGGCACTTCGCAGAAGTCCGTAGAGCAATACTTCTCACCGATAGCATCGGCAGCCATTCCTGCATAGACATCTGTGAAGTCAATAGGTAGCAGTTTCATTTTGTAAGCATCGTATTCTTCGGCTGTAATCTGCGCGTATGGCATCTGCGGATAAGTCTTGTTTCCCATAGGTAAGAAAGAAACAGTTTTGAGTTGTCCGTCAAATAAGTGTAGGACAGTTCCAACATCTTTTGTTTCTTTATCCTTATTGAAAGAGACCGTAACGGATACAGAGTTATCTGACCAATGGCGTTGAGCCATAGCCGCTAGGGCTACCTTTTCATAGATAGATACGTCTTTCTCCGAGCGTACTGCATCAGATTCGATTGGGAAGAAAACAACGCTGGTAGTCTTTGGAGATTCACTCGCAGGTTCTACGGTGTAGCCTGAAGCGACAAAGAGAGGAAGCATTGGGTCATCATTAGCAAATCTAATAGAGCGCAAGAAGTGCTTACCACCTGGAGTCCAGTGCACTCCTGGAGATTCTCCAGCTAAAATACTGACTGTTCCTGACGGTTTTACGGTCGTTGTTTTAATAGATTCGCGGATTCCAAGCCATTCTGAATAAGTACGGTCGTAGTTCGCTATTAGATCGTAGCCTGCATCCATCCAGTCGCGAAGAGTCGGCAGCCCTTTTAAGTCAGCAAAGTTCGCTACACCAGACATGGAAGTACCGATTCTTCTATTTCTTTGCATAATAGCGTTAGTTTCTTCCCAGTGAGTTGGTAGAAGGGTAACGGTCTTAGCGTAGAGGTAGGCAAACTTGAGGGTTCGCTTGTAATCTTCTAATGTTTCATGGCGATTCAAATACGTTTCTACCAAGGTACAGCACTCAAATGACTCTAAAGACTGCTCGGCACATGGATTGTAACCCGCTGCGCGCCAATCTTTATTGTTAGGTGGGTCAATGAGGCGACCATACTTACGAGTAACGTCCATCCAGATTACTCCAGGTTCTCCGTTAAGTGCGATTCCGTCAATGATTCCTGACAGGTCATCGCCTACCGAGATACCCACAGAGTTGTTAGACATCCAACCCCAACCAGGTGCTTTAGAACTGTATGAATTGCGCTCTGGAAAACGCTCACTATTCTTTAGATTAAGGAAGTCTTGGTCATCCAAGCGTCCCATAAGAAGCTCAGCTGAGCGGCGGACGTTACCGCTTACAACGCATACACCAATTAGGTTTCCAATATCAGCAACGTCTACTCTAGTTAAGAGTGTCCCTGCTCTATTATTAAAAATGCGTCGTATGTGGTTATGTAGAGCTTTCAAAGGATCGGGCCCAGCTGCCGTGCCGCCGAAGGTTGCAATCGGCTCACCAGCAGGGCGAATCTCACTGTAATCAAATACCAGAGTAGGCTGATCTGGACGTAAGTATGAGTTGATTAGGGTAGATACCGACTCAACCCAGCCTTCACGAGTATCAGGGATGACGATTTCCGAGACAGTTTGTGTTGGCGCGTAAATGGTGAATTCCTTGTCTGCACCCTTGTCATCGAACCCAACGCCCACACCTAGCATGGACGCTTCCATAAGGAACGCGAACGGCTTTGCTGGGTTGTGCTTGGTCATGGATTCAGTAGACACGAACGAGCAGTTTTGCAAGGCAGCCGAGTTCTTATGCTGGTTTACTAGTGGCGTACCCATTACCCATAATCCGCGACCTGGGGGTGTCCACTTTAGTTCAAATAGGCGCTCAAAGGCTTCTTTAGCCGAAGCCTGGGCTTTGTTTTCATTCCAAGGCAGACGGTTGGTCTTGCAGTGATCTTTCTGGATTGAATACATACCTTCGATAACACGACGGCAAACTTCTACCCAAGTCTCTTTAGTGCCATCTTCTTTCTTACGGGAATAAGTACGCAGAAATGTGATTTCCCCGACCGCATTTCCGCCAGCATCGGCGTAGCCCCAAGGCACTTTCTTGCTCTCGTAGGTAGTGATAAAGTCGTCAGTTAATTTAAATGAGAGCATAAGGCTTCCTCTTCTTTGGTGTAGTTTACTTAATAGGGTGTTCCATGGGGGAACGGGAGTCTCGTAGTATATACGAGTTTAATCTTCAATGGCTTGCTGGATGATGCGAGTGGTGTTCTCGCTGTCAATCCCACCATTAGGAAGTTCAGTTAAGGCTTGGGCTCTGTCACCAAAAATAGCAGACAAAACCCCACCTGTTCCTTGCCTCTCTACAGTCATTCTAATGAATTCCCGCGAGTCGTCAAGTTCTTTGATTGTCTTAATCAGTTTAAATAGTCTATCAATTTCTTGACTAGTATTTGGGTCAGGGTAGCCGCCATTTATTTCCTCGGAAAACCTTGCGAATGCTACTCTTTGACCCTGCATCTCAACGATTGCATTGAGTAGTGCGCGCAGTTGTTCTTTAGTCTTTACCTCAACTGGTAAATTAAAAGCGCAGGTGTTTTTAGGCTTAAATGCGGGACAATTTGACGCAACAAAACAGGTGTCACAGATGCGCAGACTTGAGCTGTTAGACCGCAATAATGGGACATCAACTAGGATGTCTCTACCCTCTTCATCCTGTTCTACAACGGTCTTAAACTCTGTTCCAAAGACAGGTAGACTGGTAATTTCAGACGCGTCACGCACTTCAAGTTTCCGCATCTCACCCCCCGTCTTATACACTACGTCGGTATCAGTTTCCGCGTTTGAAGTACCTTGCAGTTCTCCACTCGTAGTATCTAACAGGTCATCAAATAACTCATCGTCATCTTCAGGCATTAGGAAGGGATTATTAACCATATTAAAACGCTCCTCGAATTGGTCGTACGACCATATGGCTAATTTAGCCACTTCTACGGGATCGTCTGACATAATTTTATCAAAGTCTAGCCCCGCTTTCTCGTACACCGCTTTGTACCTTGGTCGGGCTTGGTCTTTCATTTTCTTGGGGTATCTAAGTAATTTATTACCGTCCCAAACTATAGTTTCTCCACGCATCATAGGTGACAACCATGACATTGTGCTTGCGGTAGCCACGTGGATTTGACGCAAGTTATCGGGCTTGGCACAGGCTATGGCATGAAACACCGTGCCGTATTGGGAGGTTAGGGCCCGCGTTTTGGCGGCCATAGAAACGTCAGATTCGATCAAAGAATAGGGTATTGCAATATTAGGAAATTGCTGACACATCTCTACTATTTCAGAATAGGAATGGTCTTCACGAATAATAGCCCAAAACTTGTCTGGCTCGTCTTTCCAGGCGGCCTGACGCTGAGCTAGCATATCTTCTTTGGACAGGCTTGAGTGGTCTATTTCAAGAAATGAATTAATGCGCTCCATATTAAACGCTAAAAACCGTTCGTAAGCTACGGTAAAATCTTCCAGCTCATCTGGGCTCAAAACTGTATTTTCGGGTATACCTGGGTGAACATGGATACTCATATAATCAGGAAAATAGTTCTCCAGCAAGTAGGTCTTATTCTTAGGCAGACCTCGCTTAACTAGTCTCCAAAAGGACACCCCTACGTTTTTAACGCCCATGGTTTCTAGAATTACCCTGTTACTGGGAACGTCTGCCCCCAAATAAATTAGTTTCACAGGCGTGGATCTTCTGAATATAAACCTTGTTGCTTGTCAAGTTCTTCTACAATGGCTTCCCAGCTCTTTACGCCTTCGCGTCCATCGGGCCTGAACTCTGGTCTAGCATATTTAGGGTTTAGGAAAACTAATACAGTTATACCCAATTCTAATAATTGTTTAGTTAAGTCTGAATTAGCGGTGACTACTGCGGTGATCTTTGTCTTGCTTCGTATAAAATCAATTGTGGATAACTTTGGGTCACGAGCGGGGTCGTCTACAATTTGAACAATATCATCAAGGCGTTTTGCAATATTGTGCGTTTTCATCCAAATTTCAGTTTTTTCGCGGTCTTCGGCAATAACTAAAACTCTGTTAGTCTCGTTTAAAGACTTATACAGGGCAATTCCTGGGGTAATAGGTGATTGATCCCTGGGATTACGAATAACATCGTCTGCAAATATTAAGATGGACACTTTTCGCACACACTTCCTGAACCTGGGGTATATTTTACGGACACTACTAGTTCATTGCATTTACTGCAAATGACCCAGGCATCTTCATATTCGGCTTCATATTCAGCAGTCATCGCAAAGCCTCCAGTCCAGCACCAGCCTCGTTCTGGGCTGCCCATGCATTGTAATGCGGTTCGTCTACCCACATTGGCTTTCGATGTTGTAATATTGCGCCTGTATGTGCGTGCATTGGAATATCAAATTGCCCTAACTTAGCGCAAAAGGATAAATCTTCGGATAACCACTTGTTACCGCCAATAGGGCCGTCTTGGAACCAGCACCAGTCTTGGTTATTTTCGTCGTGCCCGTCACGAATCTTTTTTAACGCACTTCGGTGTATTAATAGGCATCCTGTACCTGCGGCTTTAACTTCTACAACTTGATCTTTAGGATAGTTATCCCAAGGATTTAAACCGCTCTGTTCATCTACCTTAAAAATTAAAGGTACTGGGCGTAGGGTAGGGCCGTCCCAGAGGGCGGCAAAGTATAATCCTGCTACAACTGGTTTATTTATTTGGTCAGCAGTTGCACACAATAAGTCAAAAGTGGCTACGGAAATTCGTTCATCTGAATCCAACATTAATAACCAGTCGGATTTAGTGTTGTCTAAAAAATATTTAACTAGAATATTGCGGCTTTTTGCTAATAACCCTAAGCCTTCTACGCAAAAGAAGGCGTCAACACGATTTCCTTTTTGCTTGATAATTTCCATGATACTAAGACCAAATTCGGTATCAATAGTACCGCCGTGTGCCCAGCCAATTGCTACAGTATCTTTTGCTCTCATTTATCGCTCCGTATTAAAAGTAGTTAGACCAACCTATCACAACTTAAGGGATCCACAACTTAAATTCTCGCGTAACGATGACCATGTCTGTTGCACCTGCGTGGTACACCTCAAGTCCTACGGGTTGACCTTTATTAGCCTTAAAGAACCATGTGCCAGAATGGATGTTGTCTAGCTCTAAATCAAGCATGCGCTGACCTGTGAAGTCTGCGTTTGCAGTTCCGATGTCGCGGGTAAACCTAATCTTCATATTCTTGGCTCCGCCAAGTTCTTTTACATTAACGTAGAACGCCCAGTTAGCATGACCTGTGTTCTTTGGAACAATTGAGTCTTGTGCGCCAAAATCTAGTTGTGTCCATACTTTTGGACGAATGGTTTGCGGGGATGGCTTGATCTTTGGATCTCCAGCTTTCCAGGATACGTACTCTACAGTCATCTTTGAGCCCTTCTAATTAATGTACTAACGTCTGGTAATTCTACACCATAAGTTTCAGTTGAAAACTTGGACTCGGCTTCTTTATGGATATCTTTTAACTTACGCATAGCTTGTACTACGCCAGACCGCTTGCCTGATTGCCACCTGTAATTAGCAAAGTCATAATATCCTGCGCCACCTGGAGTAAATGCGGAGCTTCTGTCTTCGTGGATCATATCAAATAACGCTGAACCTTGTTGCACTGCCGTAGCTAATGCGTGCTCAGCATTTATTCTCATTGCGTCATTTTTAGCATTTGTAATTTGCTCTAAAGCCGAGGCATACCGTTTGATAATCTCGGCTGCTTTTGAGGAATCTTGGGTTACTGCCAATTCCCATGCTGGATTATTTGGGGCTTCTTGTTCTGTTGGTGGTACTACCCAAGTGTTTTGCGTAACAGAATAGGCGGCGTAAGGACGCATCTCTTTAATATCTGGGTTTAAGTTAGCGTAGAAGGTTAACTCAAATTCGCCCATAAAATTTTCAGTTCTAGGCTGTAATTCATTTCGGAATCCCTGGGTAATTTCAGACGCAATTTCTCTGTCTGACCATCCCTTGTACTCTTGATTAGCCTGGCGGAAAGCAACGTAATTAATTGCCACTAAACAATCTAGATCGCCTGGGTCTCTGTGGGCGGCCCAGGTGTACGAAATTCCTGAACCTGTCAAATATGCATGAGCCCATGCCTCAGACTCTTGATAGCCAAGTCGTAAGTGATTGTGTAACAATACTAGAATTGCATCCCGTACATTAGATAGTAACTTACCGTCTCTAAATAATCTTGGGTCTAATCCAGCACTTGGTTTGCTGAAGTAGGAAGTATCCGTTGGGGCAATATCTACGTTTTCAGCATAAGACTGCAAAGTCTCATAATAATTCATTAAGCGTCCTGGTCTGGTGTAGTTTTAATATCAAAACGCTTTGTAGTAGTTGGCGACTCTTCTAACAGAGGGCTTATAAATCCACAGGCTACGTGTGCTGATGAAAATCTAGCCGCAAGTAACCACGCCGCATCTTCTTTACCTTTATCCATGTCAACACTAATAGACGCTGTGCAAGAACAGATCATCTCTATGTACATGGCAGTCACCCCTGGGTGTTGGTAGGCGTATAACCTTATTCTACTACTTGTAGAGGCCTTTTTGTTCATTATGCTTGGTCATATTAAATGACTTAACTGGGCAAAAATCGCATAAATAGACTTTTGGACCCCCTGCTGAATCGTAATTACCCAATCCAGCCTCTTTACGGTCAGAATCAGTCTTTGGCTTCAGGCGCTTCTTTTCAGACTTATAGTCTGGGCACTGTCCCTTGGGGCGGTTGTGCTCGGAATAGCATGTCATAGCGTCTTCAGCAAACTGCATTCTGGTGTTATAAAAATTAGTACCAAACGCGTCAAGACCAGTTGAGCCCTCGGTCAGTTGTTTAATGATGTCTTGCTTACCAGTTTTTGACATCCAAAGAACTGCGGGTACATTCCATAGCCGTCCAGTATGGGACTCACCGTGACGTTCGACAGTTAAGTTAAAAAGAATATCGCCTGGGTCACCTTCGGTAGGTGGAAGCTCATCAATTGTTTTGCAGGTGTGGCATATGAGCAATCTGAAATACGGCTCTTGTTCGTTCTTATTATTGTCGTTAACTAACTTCGATAGATCTACAGCCATATTGTGCTCCTAGTGCTCATCCTGAAATTTTACCACAACTATGCAAAAATAGATATGTCGCTTGGGAGAGTGAAATTGTTTAAAAGGCTATTAATTGCCGCCCTTTTATTTGTTCCACCACTTTTTGTTATGCCGTCTGCTCAAGCAGTTGACGCGCCTTGTAGTACTTATTCTTGGACTGGTGAGGACGACACTGCACATCAGATGGCTCTGCCATTTTCATTGCCGTTGGGTGATACTACGTATGACACTACGTACGTAACCACTAACGGAACCCTTACTTTTGGTACTCCTGACGCTAATTTTAGCTCATACCCCAATACCCCATCTATTTCCCTTGCTGGATACGACTGGGTAACATTCGGTCAAGGGGCTAGTTTAAGTTATGGCGTAAATGACACAGGGTTTTGTGTACTTTGGAAAGTGCGCCCTTACCCACAATCAACTGGGGCACTAACTGAAATTAAACTGACTGTAGATATTTCTAGGTATCCTTCATGGTCAGGAACTGTAGAGTCCACGGGCTGGCTTCCTGCAGATTTACGACGTGGTATCCGATTTGCCCCTAATACAGACGTGGTAACCATCTCTGAAGCCTTTACCGTTAATGGTGGGCGTCCTGTAGAGATGCAGTCATGCTGGGATGGCTCTGTTATTCCTTTGACCTCTACGTGCCCTCCAGAGCCTCCTCCAGGACAATGCTGGGATGGTTCAACTATTCCTTGGAATGGCACTTGTCCACCTGTACCGCCTGACACACAA